CCCGGTAGCCCCGCCGCCGGGTATACGCCCGCCCCGGTAGCCGCCGCGCCACGTGCGCCCCGTAGCGCCCCGGACGTAGCCGCCCGCCGGATAGCCCACCGCGCCCGGTATACGCTGCTCCCGCCGGGATAGCCGCCCGCGCTGGCTGTGCCCCGGTAGCCCGCCCGCCGGATAGCCGCGCCCTGCGCCGCCGGGTAGTGTGCCGCCGCGCCCGTCCGCCGCCCGCACAGCCCCTGTGCCGGGGGTAGGGGTAGTCCGATCCTTGGGTGTGCCTGCCAAAGACCGCGGCCCCCTCTCGTGTGAAATTTCGCAAAATTCAAGGCATTTTTTCGGGCCTTCTGAGATTGCGCACTGGCGACTATATAAATGAAGAAATTCTGCTGGCCCAAAATGAAAAAAAGCCCCTTGAAAGGGCTTGAAGTCACTATTTCGCTGTCGTAGCTCAATGGCAGAGCAGGTGCTTCGTAAGCATCAGGTTCACGGTTCAAGTCCGTGCGGCAGCTCCACTGTATTTTTAACGAAGGGAGATCGTTATGGCGAAAATCAACACCGGCATGGACATCCGCACCATTCCCGTTTCGCAGATGAAGCCTGCCAAATACAATCCGCGCAAAGACCTGAAGCCGGGCGATGCCGCGTATGAAAAAATCAAGCGCAGCCTGACCGACTTCGGATATGTTGATCCCATCATATGGAACGAGGTCACAGGCAATATCGTTGGCGGACACCAGCGCTACAAGGTGCTGACCGCCGAGGGCGCAACCGAGTTACAATGCGTGGTCGTTCACATTGAAAAGCCTGAAGACGAAAAGGCGCTCAACATCGTGCTCAACAAAGCCACCGGCGAGTGGGAGCCTGTGGCGCTGGCCGACCTGCTGCAAAATCTGCAAAGTGCCAATTACGATTTGGACAGCACCGGCTTTGATGCAGCCGAGATCGACGACCTGTTCAGCAAGGTGTTTGACAAGAATGTCAAGGATGACGAACCGGAGATCGACCCGGATGCGCAGAATCCGTTCGTGCTTCCCGGTGACCACTGGTTCCTCGGTCGGCATCATCTGGTGTGCGGCGACGCCACCAGCGAAGATGATCTCAATAGGCTCATGGGCGATGTAAAAGCCAACCTGCTTCTGACCGACCCGCCCTACAACTGTGATTACGTTGGCAAAACAAAGGACGCGCTCAAAATCCAGAACGATAAGATGGAGGACGCGGCCTTTTTTCAGTTCATCCTCGATGCCTTTCAAAATATCGTACCGCATCTCGCACAGGGTGCGTCTGCGTACATCTTCCATGCAGATACCGAAGGGCTTACTTTCCGGCGGGCATTCAAGGAAGCAGGCTTTCACATTTCAGGTGTTTGCATCTGGGTGAAGAACACCATGGTGCTGGGTCGTTCACCCTATCAGTGGCAGCATGAGCCGGTGCTGTACGGCTGGCTGCCCAATGGTAATCATAAATGGTTTTCCGACCGCAAGCAGACCACCGTGTGGAATTTTGACCGCCCGACGCAAAGCCGCCTGCATCCTACCATGAAGCCCATCCCGTTGCTGGCCTATCCCATTAAGAACAGCACCGCGCCCAACGCTGTGGTACTCGACACCTTCGGCGGCTCGGGCAGCACGCTCATTGCCTGCGAGGAAACAGATCGCATCTGCTACACCACCGAGCTTGACCCCAAGTATGCATCGGTCATCGTGGAGCGGTTCCGTCTGCATGAGAACGGCGATGCCAGCCGCATCCGCTGCCTGCGAGATGGCAAAGAGCTGACCTATGAGGAAGCATACCGGGAAGCCAATCCCGCTGAATAAACTGACCAACCATACCGTCGGAGGTGGTGCATATGTCCTGATCGGAGGTGATGCCCATGGCGAAGCGTGGACGGAAGCCCAAGCCGACCGCCCTGAAAAAGCTGGAAGGCAACCCCGGCAAACGCCCGCTCAATGAACTGGAACCCATGCCGCAGGTGACCATGCTCCGCTGTCCCAACTGGCTGGAACCTGAAGCAAAAAAGGAGTGGCGACGGCTGGCACCTGTGCTGATCGGCGCGGGAATCCTGACCAGCGCGGACGCTGTACCCTTCGCTGGCTACTGTCAGGCATATGCCCGATGGAAGGAAGCGGAGCAGGAGGTCAGCAAGCTGGGCATGGTCTACCGCGACGGCGACCGCATCAGGCCCAATCCCTACATCGCCATTGCCCGCGCTGCCTTTACCGAGGTGAAATCGCTGGCTGCGGAGTTTGGCCTGACGCCTGCCAACCGCACGGCGATCATCGCCAATGCCCTGACGGTGGAAAAGACCAAAAAGGAACTTGACCCCATGGAGCAGATCCTGACTTCCACCAGCCTGGACGATGTGATTATTGTTGAGGAAGAAATAGCAGATGAAGAAAACTGAAAAATACCAATACAAGCCGACGCCCTTCATGCTGCCGACTTCCCATTATGATAAGAACCGCGCAGACCGTGCGGTGCTGTTCATCCAGTCGCTCAAGCACACGAAAGGCGTGTGGTCAGGAAAACCCTTCTACCTGTTCCCGTGGCAGGAGCAGATCATCCGAGATCTGTTCGGCGTGATTAAGGAGAACGGCTACCGGCAGTTCAATACTGCCTACATTGAAATCGGAAAGAAAAACGGAAAAAGCGAGCTGGCCGCTGCGGTCGCGCTGTATATGCTCTGTGCCGACAATGAAGAAGGCGCGGAAATATACGGCTGTGCGAATGACCGTGCGCAGGCCAGTATTGTTTTTGATGTTGCAAAGGATATGGTGCTGCAGTCTGAGCTGCTGATGAAGCGCATCAAGATCATCGAATCGCAGAAACGGCTGGTGTATATGCCCACCCGCAGTATCTATCAGGCGCTTTCCTCGGATGTGGCCAGCAAGTATGGTTACAACGTCCACGGCTGCATTTTTGACGAGCTGCTCGGCCAGCCCAACCGAAAGCTGTTTGACGTTATGACGAAGGGCTCCGGTGCGGCGCGTAAGCAGCCGCTCAACTTCATCATCACCACGGCGGGCAACGACCGCACCAGCATCTGCTATGAGCAGCACGCCAAGGCTGCTGACATTCTGGCAGGTCGCAAACACGACAGTACCTTCTACCCGGTGCTGTATTCTGCACCGGATGATGCCGACTGGACAGATCCTGCGGTCTGGGCGATGGCCAATCCATCCATCGGTCGTACCGTGGACTTTGAATATTATCAGCAGCGATGCGAATCGGCGAAGGAAAATCCTGCCGAGGAAATCCAGTTCCGGCAGTTTCACCTGTGCCAATGGACAAACACAGCCGTGCGCTGGATGCCCATGAACAAGTGGGACGCCTGCTGTGAGGAATACACCATGGACAGCCTGATCGGTCGCGCCTGCTACGGCGGGCTGGACTTGTCATCCACCAGCGACCTGACGGCCTTTGTGCTGGTGTTCCCGCCGACCGAGCGCGATCCGGTCTATCGGACGCTCTCCTTCTTCTGGCTCCCGGAGGATACCATCTCGCTGCGCGTGCGCCGCGATCATGTGCCGTATGATGTGTGGCAGCGGCAGAACATCATCCTGACCACAGAAGGCGACGTAGTTCATTACGGCTTTATCGAACAGTACATCGTCAACCTTGGGCGGATGTTCAATATCCGCGAAATTGCCGTGGACAGATGGAACGCCAGCATGATGGTACAGGCTCTGCAGGACGATGGGTTTACGATGGTGCCCTTTGGTCAGGGCTTCAAGGATATGAGCAATCCGACCAAAGACCTGATGCGCCTTGTTCTGGAACAGTCCCTGCGGCACGACGGGCATCCCATCCTCCGCTGGTGCATGGATAACGTGTTCGTTCGCACCGATCCCGCCGGAAACATCAAGCCCGATAAGGAGAAATCCACCGAGAAGATTGACGGCGTGGTTGCCCTCGTCATGGCGCTTGACCGGGCGCAGCGCAATCTGAACGGCGGCAGCGTCTATGATGATCGCGGCCTGCTGACCCTTGACTGGTGAGGTGATCCTAATGCCCAAAGCACCCAAACGCCCCTGTCGCTATCCGGGATGTCCGAATCTGTGCGACAAGGGCGTTTATTGTTCCAAGCATATTCAATTTTCCTCTGACCGCATGCGCGGAGGCGCAGATTCACGCGGGTATGATTCCCGCTGGCGTAAAGCACGTAAGCATTTTCTGGAAAAGCATCCGTTGTGCGCGAAGTGTATGAAAAATGGCAAACTGACGCCCGCAACGGTGGTCGATCATATCATCCCACACCGTGGCGATATGAAGCTGTTCTGGGATCAGACAAACTGGCAACCCCTTTGCAAAGATTGCCATGATCATAAGACAGGTAGCGGTCTGTAATATATGGAGGTATTCTGCATGAAAAATCCTTTTCTCGGTTTGTTCCGCGCACGGGACAAGCCTCGTGACGCAGTATCCGCTGCGCCGACCTTCTACTTTGGCTCGTCCACATCCGGCAAATCGGTGAATCCGAGGAACGCTGTGCAGGTGTCCACGGTATACGCCTGCGTGCGCGTGATCGCTGAAACCATCGCCAGCCTGCCGGTGGGCGTGTATGAAGCCACGGAAAACGGCAGTCAGAAATCCGTGTCGCATCCACTGTACCGTCTGCTTCACGATGAGCCTAATCCCGAAATGTCCAGCTTTGTCTGGCGGGAAACGATGCTCAGCCACCTGCTCCTGTGGGGCAATTCCTACAGTCAGATCATCCGAAGCGGCAAGACCAGCATCCTTGGCCTGTACCCGCTGCTGCCGGATCGCATGGAGGTGGACAGGGATTCCAGCGGCAGGCTGACCTACACCTACACCACCACGGAGGGTGGCGCGGTACAGCTGAATCCCGAGGATGTGCTGCACATTCCCGGCCTTGGCTTTGATGGCATCATGGGCTACAGCCCCATTGCGCTGGAGAAGAATGCCATAGGCTTGGGTATCGCCGCCGAGGAATACGGCTCGAAGTTCTTTCAGAACGGCGCACGCCCCAGCGGTATCCTGACACACCCCAACACCGTCCGCGATCCCAAGCGCCTGCGGGAAAGCTGGAACGCGACCTACGGTGGCTCGTCCAACGGCGCGAAGGTGGCCATTCTGGAAGAGAATATGTCCTTTACGCCCATCAGTCTGCCGAACAACGAAGCGCAGTTCCTTGAAACGCGCAAGTTTCAGGTGGAGGAAATCTGCCGCATCTTTCGTGTGCCGCCTCACCTGATCGGCGATCTGAGCCGCAGCACCTTTGCCAATATTGAGCATCAGTCCATCGACTTTGCCATGCACACCATCCGCCCGTGGCTGGTGCGCATTGAGCAGGCCATGAACCGCGCCCTGTTCTCTGCAAATGAGAAAGGGCGTTTTTATGTGCAGTTCAATATCGACGGCCTGATGCGCGGCGACTATAAGAGCCGCATGGAGGGCTATGCCATCGCAAGGCAAAACGGCTGGATGAGCGCCAATGACATCCGTGCGCTGGAGAACATGAATCCCATCCCGGAAGAGGAAGGCGGCAACACCTACCTGTGCAACGGCAACCTGATCCCTGTTGGTTTGGCGGGCATCTCCATGGTAGCCTCTGCCGTATCCACGCTGGAAGAGGAGCCGCCTGCGGAGGATACCGCGCAGGAACAGCCGCCGCCTGATCCCCCGAAATCAATCAAAAAGCAAAGGAGGAATGCTCATTGAGGGAACTCAATCTGAACGGCTACATCGACGAAGAAATCTGGTTCGGCGATGAAATCACACCGGATGGTCTGCACAGCCAGCTTTATGGTGAGGACAACACCGCTGTGGACGATGTACATATCCGTCTCAACAGCTACGGCGGCTCCTGTAACGCCGCCACCCGGATGTTCGATGACATCCGCGCCTATCCCGGCAGCGTGAAGATCACCATCTCCGGCACGGCTGCTTCTGCCGCAACGGTTGTGGCGATGGCGGCTGATCGGCTGGAAATGACGCCCGGCAGTCTGTTCATGATCCACGATCCCAGCACAGTTGCCTATGGCAATGAGCGTGATATGGATGAAGCAAAGGCCGTCCTTCGCGCCTGCAAGGAAAGCATCCTCAATATGTATGGCACGCGCATCCGCATTTCCCGCAATGACGCTGCCAGCATGATGACCGCTACCACATGGATGGATGCCAAGGAAGCCTTTGAGAAGGGCTTTGTGGATGGCGTGACTGAAATGCCTGCGAAGCTGCCCACGGACAGCGCAGGCCATAAGGTATCCCTTGAAACGGCAAAGGCCGGTGTTCAGGCTTGGTTTGATCGAAAGACCAAGCCTTTTTCTATGGATCGGAAGCAGCAGAGTGTGCCTGAACCTGCCTGTGTGCAGCCTGCAGCCGAACCTGTTTCTGCCCCTGTCCTCGATAACCGCGTGCGCGTGCTTTCCACCGATACGCGGCTTGAACATCTCAGATTTTGATTGGAGGTAATCCGTATGAATCAGATTCTCACAATGCGCGAAAAGCGCGCTTCCCTGTGGGACGCCGCCAAGAAGTACCGCGACTCCCACATTGGCAACGACGGCACGATGACCGCCGAGGATGCGGCTGTTTACGACCGCATGGTCGATGACGTTGACCGCATGAAGAAGGAAATCGACCGACTGGAACGTCAGGAGGCCATCGAAAACGAGATGAACCGCCCGACCACCAGCCCCATTGTCAACCGCCCCGAAAATCCCATCACCGGCGATGAAAAGAAGGGCCGCGCTGCTGCCAGCTACAAGACGGCGTTCTGGCAGGCCATGCGCAACAAGAGTGTGCCCCACGAAGTG